TATGCATACTGGTAAAAGTTTGGTTGATAGATATGGGGAAGAAAAAGCAAAAGAAATACGAGATAAAATATCGAATAGTAAACTCGGCAGCCCAAGCGGGATGCTCGGTAAAACGCACCCATCCAAAGGAAAAACTGGAATGTGGAAACTGTCTGACGAGGGTAAACGACGGGTTAGTGATGCAAGGAAAGGAATGCAATTTTCCGAAGAGCATTTAGCGAATTTAACAGCAGCTAACATTTTAAATGGCAAGGCGCGCCGAGGAAAAAAACAAGAATTGGCAACGTGCACCCATTGCGGTAAAGTAGGTGGGGTCGGCGCTATAAACAGATATCATAATCATAATTGTAAATTCAAATAGCCTATTCTATTGCAAAAGCGGCTTGGCAATAGTATAATAACAACAGTATAGGAGCAATTATGAAGTTTAAACCAGAAGACAGAGTAGAAAAAATTGGCGGCAGCTACCAAGCAGTGGGTACCATTAAAGCAGCATGGCTAGCTGATGATGGCACGCCAAGATATGTATTTCGGTTCGACGTTCCTAACGGAATGCTGCATATTTTTAATGAAACGCAACTTGCAGAATATGTGGATAAGGTCTCAGAATGAGAATACTTACTTTAGAAAATCGTTCGTTTGAGATGACGGAAATTCCAGATGAAGTTGACGACTTACGGTTTTGTGTATTTGACAACAGCAACCCAAAGGAACCCGACTACTTTTTTATCCCATTGATATTTTTGGAAAGTTTTAATAGTCCTGCGCTGGTACTTAAAATTGGAGAATCAGTGATTCGTATGCCAGTGGATTGGCAGATATTAATTGGTGAGTCTGATTTGGGCGATCTTGAAGTAGTACCTCTTACTAGCATTAACGATCGTGGGTTTAGCGCGTTTGAGTTTAACCCATTGACGTCGTTTAAACCAACGTTTAAACCAATTGAGGTTGTGGACATTTACCAAGATGTAAAGTGGTATTTTCCAAAATTAAAGCCTGGTCAAATGCTTGCGGTCCCTTTGTCAGAGCATGCAGATAAACCAGAGTGTGTATATTTTGTTAAAGATATTTCACGGCAATCAGAAGTAGTAGATTATCAAAAGGCTTGGTAAAATGAGTTTTGAGACCTCCGTTCACCCAATTGCTATTAGATTGCAACTGCCAGATGTTTGGCCTAAAGTATGTGATTGGAGTAAATGGTTTGCGTGGAGGCCAGTGTATATACATAAAAACTTACACTGGATGCAATATGTATACCGTAGGAAACTCATATATAGAGAAGATGTTGCGGTTCGGGGAGTACACGAATACGGAACACTATTTGATGTAATGCTGCCTAAAATATGAGTGAAGAAATACATAAAACACCAGGGCGTGAAGTAACATTGCATGATCAAATTATGGAGTCTAAAATGTGGGGTGAGATACGACGGCTAGCTCCGTCTCATCCTGCTTTACAAGATGCACTTGACCGTGTTATAGTTATATACAACTTAGTTAAGGAACGTAAATGAGTGACAAATTGACTATACGATCAGAGATGGCTGCTCTTGACGGTAAAGATCGTGAATTTTATGACAGTTTGACTGATGAGGAAAAGAAAAAGTTTAGTGTATTTTTGATGATTAGATATGGTGCAACTGTGACTGGCATCCCAGATTTGCAAGCATACTATTTGCAAGCAACTAATCAACGTCTTAATAAAAATTTCTTTGAAATTGGCAAGCAGCATGAAAAACTAAATTGGCTTGCAGCAACTACAGTTAGTCCAGGAATGGGGAATCAAAATCATCAATGGATTCCAAATAAAAAGAAAGACGCAAGTGCTAGCAACAAAACAGTAAAATTTTTGCAAAAGATATATCCACATGCAAAAGCATCTGACATTGAGTTGTTAGCGGCAATCAATGATGTAAAAACATTGAAGGCTTATGCCAAGGACATGGGGATGACGCCAGAACAAATTAAGAAAGAGTTAGGTTAAATGCAACTAGAGATGGCAACTGAGAAGATTCTTTGCAAATATTGCGGCAAAGAATTTAGACGCGAGTCGACTCTTCTCGCACATCAGTGTGAGCCTAAGCGTAGATGGTTGCAGGAAAAAGAAACTGGCGTTCAATTCGGCTTACGTGCATACTTGCATTTCTATGAAACTATGCAAGGTAGTGCTAAGAATAAGTCGTACAAAGATTTTGTTACAAGCAGTTATTATTCAGCATTTGTAAAATTTGGCCAGTACATTGTACAAATCCGCGCAGTGAACCCGCATGCGTATATTGATTGGACTATTAAAAATGTTAAAAAGTTAGATCAATGGACTAAGGAAATTCATTACGAAACTTTTTTATATGAGTATTTGCGTAAAGAGCATCCAAACGATGCCCTTGATCGTTCTTTCTCTGAGATGCAGAAATGGGCTGATAGCGTAGAAAAACCGTTTAACACTATATTTGCTGAAGGCGGGTTTAATAAAGTTTGCAACATGATTACGAATGGTCGCATAAGTCCATGGATAATTTATAACTGTGACAGTGGTGTTGAATTTTTGTCTAAGTTAAGTGATATTCAAGTCAAATTGGTGTATAAATATATTGACCCAGATTTCTGGCAGCAAAAGTTTAAAAATTATGTTGCTGATACTGAATTTATAAAATTAGTGCTTCTTGAAGCGAAAGTGTAACATGAATAAAGAACGTTTTGTCCATTATAAAGTTGGTGATTCCGATATTGATTCCACTCATTGGATATTATTGACAGGACTGAGTGATATAGTTGACTCAATTAAAAGCAAAGACAACTATCCTCCAATGACAGAAAAGTTAGTCATCAAGTTTCAAACTTTGCTTAATACATTTAACGAACACTTAATGGAAGAAGAAGGGTTTATGCTTGACTCAAAATATCCGTATATTCAGTATCACATGGATGAGCACAAGAGGATGCATACCGTAATAAACTCTTCGCTGGTAATGCTGACAGAAAAACCAACAACATCGTCAACTATTAATGCAGCAAATGCGTTAGGGGAATTGTTTGAGTACCATATTGATTATATTGACCGCCAATTTTTCAGTTGGGTGCAAGAAAACAACATTTTACTCGACAAAACTAAGTGAATCTGCTATACTGTAACTTGTTTAACATACAAGTACATTAACATGACACGGGCACAACAAATTGGCATTACTGAAATGTCACTGACTCAATTGCTTGCGTTATCGTACTCTGATATAATTTTGCGTATTCGCAGCGGTGAATGGGACTTGGATCAATTCTCAAAATGGGCTGAAGATAGGCTCAACTGTGCGTACGGCGATGGGTATGATGAGGGGTACACCGCAGCAGAGGATTATGCTGAAGTTAACCGAAATAGTGCACTTTTTTGCCAATGATGTTATAATTAAGACATAAATAAACATGTAGGAGATAGACTCCTGCTGTCATTTATATATTTTAAAGGATTTTTAAAATGTCAAACATCATACTCAACTCTGACTCGTACAAGTACAGTCAATTCAACCAATACCCACTAAATACTGAATACGTTTACTCGTATATCGAATCACGTGGAGGCACGTGGCCAGCAACAGTATATTTTGGGCTTCAGGCTTTCATCAAAGAATACTTGCTAACACCAATTACTCAAGAAAACATTGACAAAGCAGAAGCAATCATTACCGCCCACGGCGAACCCTTCAACAGAGAAGGTTGGCAATATATCCTTGACACGTACCAAGGAAAATTACCAGTTGTTATTAAATCGGCTCCAGAAGGATCCGTTATACCTACAAAAAATGTCCTCTGCACAATTGAAAATACTGACCCGAGAGTGTGGTGGCTTACTTCCTTCCTTGAAACCGCCTTGCTAAGGGCAGTGTGGTATCCAACAACTGTAGCAACAAACAGCTACGAATCTAAAAAAATTATTCTTGACGCACTGGAGAAAACAGGTGATCCCTCTCTTATTGATTTTAAACTGCACGATTTTGGTGCTCGTGGGGTTTCTTCTATGGAATCTGCCGGGCTGGGTGGCGCAGCGCACCTCATCAATTTTATGGGGACTGACACTGTATCTGCTCTTGTTTGTGCTCGCAAGTATTACAACG